ATTTGATTGATATCGGCGTGAATTCTACTGTGATAAGAATGTGTTAATATTGTGTCAATAAATGTTGTACGTGCTTTATTAAATTCTCTTGCTTGTACAATCATTTTTGCTAATGGATGTTTGTGTGTAGATAAAAAGTTTTTATCAAACTTTGGTTGTCCGGACTTCTCTGTTCGTTCGTATTTAATATTTAATTTATCAAATGCTTTTGCTACACTAACAGCCGCCCATATATCAACATCAATACCCGTATCTTTTTTAACTTGAAATAAAAGAAAGTCCTCTTTCTTTTGTAAATCTTTTTTAATCTTGTCTGCTTTATTTAAATCAACACGTACACCTTTTGTTTTCATGTCAAGAAGACATGGAAAGAGCCGTGTTTCGAGGTCAAAGATACTAGATAATTCTTGCTTAATTAATTCTACTTTAAAATATTGCCATAGTCTAAGTGTAAGATCAGCGTCCTGTTCTGCATAAGGACCAACATACATAGCGGGTAACTTATACATCTGTGCTTTTGCATCAACACCCCATTCTTTTGCGGCTTCATATAATAATGCTTCTGACTTGGTTTCTTTTAAATAATCTTTACCAAGTTCATTTAGTGAATATCTAAATCTATTTTCATCTATAAGTGGCGCGGCAATCAAGGTATCTATGATTTTACCTTTTACTTCTACACCCCACCATCTAAGCCAACCTACATCGTAAGAGGCGTTATGAAATATTTTATCACATGGTAAATCCATGATCTTTTGTATTTGTCTTTTAAGTATACCCTCATCAAAGTTACCACCACCTTCATGACGTATAGGAAAATACCCTTTCCAACCCTCTATTGCTATGGCAACACCTGCTATATATCCATTATCTATCGCCCAACCCGGACCATTTGTTTTAATATCTGGATCATAGGTTTCTAAATCAATCGCTATTTCTTTCGCTTCGGAAAGATTAGGAACTTTTTCTGGTGGTGTCCATTCACTTGGAGGTTGAAATAGTGGTATCTGTGTCATCTTTTTCCTTATCTGTTATTTCTCCTGCTATAGCGGCGTACCCAGCCATATCTAAATAACAATCTTTTGTTTTACGATGTTTAAGTCTTGCTACTTTTACAAGTAACATACATATAGCCACATCATGTGGTAATATTTCTCTACCTAAGTAAGCACTCCACAAATCAGAAATATTTTTATGGTTTTCATATTTGTTACCATAGTCATATTGTCTTTGACCAGTAACAATCTTTGCGGCTTCCTCTAAATATTCTTTAGTTTTCATCTTTCTCCTTTGTGTTGATAGACCGTAAATCATTTGCAAGGAGTTGTAAATCAAGTAGTAATATTTTAAGCTCCTTATCAACTTTCTCACGGTTTAGTTTTGGTAACTCAAAACGTATTTTACGTATTTGTTTTTCTGTTACACTAACTTGTTTCAATGCAGTATCTATTGTAAACATTAAAATGCCTCCGAAAATTCTCTGTCCGATTGTGATCTCACAATGTTCAAAGTGTTTCTTGCACGCGTCATTCCCACATAGAATACACGTCGCTCTTCGTCTCGTTGTGACCAATATGATGCATCAGCCTTACGAGTTAAATCTGTTAACAACATTACATTATCTGCTTCACCACCTTTTGATCCATGTATCGTAGATAGTTTGATCCGTGGTGCGCGTCTAATGTTTTCTTTACGACGCAAACACATTCGTACATACGTCTTCTTGTTTGGTTCTATATTTTCTAATGCTTTGAACCAAGGTAATTCTTTATCTAATTTTAATCCGTAATTTTTTGTTAATGTATCAAAGGTAAACATTTTATCTTTATCTACATTCTTCATTGCTTTAAATTGTTTATCAACACCTGTTCCTGTTTTAATGTAATTATAAAAAGATTTTACTCTTCTAATATCTAATTCTTTACCTCTACGAACATCTTCCCATGCTAATATAGCTTCATGTACACGTTTATTAATAGATGTTCTATCTCCTCTTTCGTAAAAGTAACCATAAATTTTTAATTCATCTTCTAATTTATCTAAACGATATCCATCTCTTGCTAATACAAGCCAATCTCCTTCTTTCATTTTTTGTAATTGTTCTATAGCATGTATATTTACTTGACCTTTTTCATCACGCGCTGTCCATTCTTTATCTACTCTATCTTTAACACGTTTAATTAATTTATTTGCTTTTGCATGAATAGACTCTGCTAAACGATATGATTTATTCAATATTGTTCTTGTGCCTTCCATGTTCATCAAGAACTCTGGTCTTGCACCTGCCCAACGATAGATAGCTTGATCATCATCACCTGCTATATAAACACGCTTTGCTTTTGTAACAACACGCTCTACCATTTTCCATTGCAACCAACTTAAATCTTGTGCTTCATCAATAATAACTACATCAAAGTTTGGCATAAGGTCATAATGTTTTTGATTAAAATCTACAATCATGTCTGTCATGTCATACTTGTT